GCCGTTCGCGGTCGCATAGGCCACCGTGCATGTTTCGGCCGATGGCGCGCTCAGTGTGACCGTGAAGGTGGCGATCTGACTGGTTGTAAGTTTTCCCGACGCGGCGAGGGCGCCCTGCACCGGGGCACCGATGGCCGAGGGCGGCGTGAAGCCCAACACCTCCACGACGAGCTGCGAGACGCGGAGCTTGGACGGGATGAAGCCCAGCGCCTCGGTGACCACCTGGCTCGCGTGGATGTTCGCTGGTTTCGTGCCCAGCGCCTCGGTGACCACTTGGGACACCAGGGCGTCGGACGGCACGTCAAAGACCTGGGCCTGGCCCGCCGACCAGGATGACGCCGTGAAACTTCCCCGCGTCGTCCAGGTCGAGTTATCGTCGGAATAATCGAGGGTGAAAGCCAGCGGGGCGTTTTGCGGATTGCCGGAGGTGGCCGAGAGGGTGACTTCAACGATTTCCACGGCGGAAGGAAATTCGTAATACCACCAAGCGGGGGTGCCGCCCGCGCTGCACCAGAACGTCGCGAGGTTGTTGTCCAGCGCGCTCGCCGGAGGATCGCCCGAGGCCGAGCCATTCGCGGAGGCGGTGCCGCCGGCGCAGAGATTGGCGCCTCCCGGCGCCGCCGCCATCGCGACTTCCGCGATCTGGAAGTACTGGTTCGATCCGGCATTCGTCTGGCAGTTTATCCGCCAGTAGAGATGCGGGGCCGGCGCGGGCATTACGCGACCCTGCCATAACCCATGAGGCTCGCGTTGTGCGCGGCGGCGGTCCACGGCGCGCCGGTCGCCGGATCGGTTTCCGAGATGTCGGAATAATAGGCATAGGTCGAAATCATTGCATTCGTGGCGCCGGTGTCATCCGTTCCATTGCTGGAGATGATGTTGGCGAGCGTGGCCGCGCCACTGGCATCCTTGCGCGAGGCGTTGGTGATCTGCACGGCGGAAATCACGTAATTCGGCACGACCTGGGTGTGCGTGAAAAGATCGCTCTGCCCGGCCGTCGCGGAGACGTTATAGGTCGCGTCCGAATCCATGGCGGTTTCATCAATCATCGGGGTGTTGGTCGTGCCGGACAGCGGCGTGAATTCCACGGAGGAATCCGCCGTCGCCCAGCCGGTCAGCACCTGCCGCTCGATCGGCCAGGAATTGTTGTAGGAGCCGGCCGTGTCCTGGGCGCAAAAGTCGTCGACTTGTCCGCCCTGGCTGTACGTGGTGCCGCTCAAACCGATCGCGACCACCGTTGAATAGCCGGAGGCGGTATCGCCCAGCGTGTTCGCCCCGGTGACGGCCAGGAAATCCGCGGTCTCGCCATTGACGCGAACATGCACCTCGCCGGCCGTCGCGCCGATAATGAATTCCACCGCGACGAAAATGAAGACATTGCCGGCGAACAGCGGCGTGTCGATGCTGGCGAGCAGGGTGTCCTGCGGCGGGTTGACGCAGCCTCCCCAATTCGCGGTCTGCCGATAAATCAGAACCTGGGTATTGGTAATTAACACGTAGCAATGGACACGGCCCTCGCCGTTGACGGCGCAGATGCACGTCGCGTAGCTGTACGCGTCGGGCGGCTTCACGCCGGTCGCGAGGCCCACCCAGACCGACGATCCGGACGCCACGGCGACGCCCAAGGGAAAGATCAGCATGGCCTCCGAGGGCAGCGTGATCGCGCGTCCGCCATAGCGTCCCGCGACAAAATTGATGGTGCTGTTGCTCGTGATGGCCACGCCGCCGGTGACGAGATCAGCCAGGGAATTTTCGTGATCGAAGCCGCGGATGATTCGTGCCGTCATGGAAATGCTCCTTATTGCGGCGCGGAAATAACGCCGGCCGAGAGAGTGAGGACGGGCACCGGCGGCGGCGGCGGCGCGCGCGTGCCGATCACGCCGCCGCTGATGGCGAGTTGCGGGTTCGGCGCGATCAGCGTGGCGCCGGTCTCGAACATGATGATCGTGTGCGCCGGGCGGATGCGCGTGAGTTCGCAGACCAGCACGGAGGATGTCCACGTGGCCCACGGCTTGCCGAACGCCGGAATGCCGAATTTCAGGGGGGAGATGACCCACCCCACGGCGTCCACCTGCCAGGCGAAGCTCCAGGCGTTGCCGCCGAACGTGCCGCCGAACGGGCGGCCGAAGCGCGCGCGCGCGAATTCCGTGATGGTGATGGTGTAGCCGAGCGCCGCCGCGTAGGCGGTCAGGCCCGCGATGGACGGGCCGTAGAACTGCGTCAGCTTGGCGACGACGTGCGCCTGCCGCGCCGCGATCGTGGTGTCCGGCGGCGCGCATGGGTCCGGCAGGCCGACGCTGGCCTCCCAGTCCGGGAGCAGTTGCACCGCCGTGGCCGGGAACGCGTCCGTGATGAGCCCGACGACGGACTGCCAGGAGCGCACCGCGCACGGCACGATCGCGGCGATGGCCTGCCCGTTCGCCGTGTCCGGGTCGCGCGGCCAGACTTTTCCGACCGGCTGCAAGCCCGCCATCGCGGCCGTCATATCTTCGACCGTGTAATCGGGCAGCGGCATTTCCGCGGCCTAATTCGGGCTGTAGGTGATCGCGCCGACGACCGGCAGATTGCCGGCGGGGGCAACGACGGCCGCCGCCGGAAACGTCACGTTGAAATGCGCGATGCCTGGCACCGCCGCGATGGCTTCGTTCCACTGGCTCGGCCAGAGCGTGCCGCCGGCGATCGAGCCGTCCACCCAGGTCCCGCCCGGCTGTGCCAACCGCAGGTGCATGGCGACCAGCGCCGCCTGGATGCCGGCCTGGATCGCCGGGGTGTTCGGCAGCAACTCGCCGATCACATAGTTGATCGGGAGCGCCGTCGGCGCGCAGCTATAGACCAGGGCGGTGACCGGACGAAGCGTGAACAGCGCGTCCGCCACGGCGAGTTGGTCGCCGGTGGCGGGCGTGTCCCGCGTCTCGCCGGATGCCACGCCGTTCGTGCCGACTGGAAAGCCGCCCGTGGTGGCCTCGGCGTTGTCGAACATGGTGAACACCACGACGGTGCCGGCCCCGGCCCCGTTCGGGGCGCACCAGCAGCGGGTGACGCCATCGACCGCCCCGGCCCATTCCACATAGTCTTGCTGGTCCCCGCCGGCCGGGGGGTTCGCGTACGCGATCAGCATGCGCGCGCGAAGATCGTCGTCGATTTCCTGGGCGGCGCCGCCGGTGACCGGCGTGCTGGCGCTGCCCAGCGCCGTGATGTTGCTGATCCCGGTGCCGAGGGTCAGCGGCGTGCCGACGGCACAGTTGCCGGTCGGCCCGGCGACGGTGGCGGCGATCGCCGTGGTGACCGTGGTTCCGCCGGCGGGCACGCTGGCGTCGTAGAGCGTGACATAGGCGACGCCGTCGCCCCTGTTCACTGGCGTGCCCGCTGGCAGATCCGTCCCGGCCACGCCGGAGAAGGTCGCGAAGGATAGTCCGTTGGCGCCGGCTGCCACGGCGTCTTTCCGGAAAACGTCCTTCAGCGCGGCCCACGCTTCCAGAAACTCATCGGTCGCGTAGAAGGGGGTTGCCTGGCGCGCGGCGTAGGCGATGGCGTCGTAATGCCCGAATGAGAATCCGGCCATCACCATGCCCATGAGCCCGAGCACGGAGAGCGGCAAGAACCCGTCCGCGCCGGCAAGATCGGAGGCGGAAATGTCGCTGGCGGCCTGGTTCAAAAGGGTTTGGAGCGTTGGCGTGCTGTATGGCATTTTTCCTCACACACCGAAGGCGAAACCAATGGCGCAAACTTCATTGATCGGCGAAGTGGTGGAGTGGACGTGCATGCGGATGGACGGTTTGATCATCCGGGAGGTCAGGCGGCGTGGCTTCGTCATCGCCGAGAACACCCAAAGCGGCGCCGTCGGGGTCATCCTGGGAACGAAACTAGACCCGCTCTGCCCGGCGGATGAACAAGGTATGTCCAGGTGGCTGGAGCGGAGCCAGTGGCGCCTCGCCTATCCCGTCACCCAATCTGCCCCCACGCCCAGCCGAACAGAAACGTCTCCGGATTCCCCGTAGGTTTATGGGCGGTGATGTGCAGGCCGACGTTCGTGCGGTTGATCCAAATCGCGGTGATATCGAAATAAGCCACCACGCCGGCGTCGATCAGCGGTTGCAGGGCGTCCGCGGCGTATTTCTCAATCAGCACCAGCGTGCCCTTCGTCTTCGCCGCGCGCGCGAGCGTCCACAGCAGGGACCCAAGTTGGGTGCCGCTGTAGGTATCGCCCCACCAGCCCCGGCGGTCGGTGTTCGTGGTCGGCGCCGGCGTCACGTAATCCGGCGGCGCCACCCGGTCGGTGAACAGGCCGACGAGGATGGAGGTCTGCAAATCGCTGCCGGTGAGAAGATCGGGACCGTTCATCAGCCACACGCCGCGGCCGTCCGTCTGCACCCAGGTGATCGCGATGTCCGGCATTTCAGGGGCCGCCGGCGCGCGTCGCCCCGGTGAGATCGGCCGCGCCCATCTGCTGGTTCGGCACGCCTGTCGTGCCGCCCGGACAGGGATGCGTGTGCGCGTTGAACACCTGTAGCGCCACCTCCGTCATGAGCTGGCGCAGCGTCTCGCCGGGCGCCATCATGACGATGTTTCCATCGTTCAGCATGCCGATGTAGCGCCCGCCCGCGTCATACATCTTCGCCCCGCCGGTCGGCGTGTTCGTCTGGCGGGAGGCCGGATGATTGGTGCCAACTCCAAGCACCTTCGTGCGGTCGCCGGACATCGAAATGAAAAACACATCGGAGCCCGGCGGCGGATTGGATGCGAACCCAAAATGCTGCACGATCGGACTCTGGTCGCGTGATTCGACGGCGGACATTTGCACCTGCGCCGTCTGCACGCCCTGGCTGTCATCGACCAGGTTGACCTTTCCGAGCCCGAACATGCGGTGAATGGCGGCGATCATGACGCTCCCCTCAATGGTGTATTCGGAACGTCCGGGTTGGACGGCTGGTTGTCGATGGCGACCGCCGGCCCCGGATCGGGGAGCGGCACCGATGGACCAGGTGCCGCGGCACCGCCGCCGGCCTGCAACGCCGCCGCGGTTTCCTGGTCGAGCGGCTGAATCACCGGCTCCACCATGAAGCCTTCCTTCGGCATGAGCACGATGTCGGCGTGCGTGCCGCTCTTGTCGCGCCGAAATGTCACCTGGGAAATGATCCAGTTCTTGCCCGTGAGTTTGAGGTGCGGCGCGTCCAGGCTCGCGAAGGCGTTGACGTGCCACAGCGTGCCGGCGCCGTCCCGCCAGGAATCCACCGTCAATGAGCAGACATTGGAGCGGCCGTAGCGGCGCGCGACTTCCCATTTGCCGCGCCGCTCCGCGAAATCCGGCGCCAGCGTCGCCTGTTCCGCGATGACGACGAGCTTGCGCATGCGTGGCACGACGGGCGGGTAATTGTCCTGGACTTCCAGCAGCGGCGGCATCGCGGCGCCGCCTTCGACGACGTTCGTGCTGGTGATGTAGACGTCCACCACCGAATACCGTTGGTCCATGCCTTCGAGCGCGGCGCCCTGCTCGATGTTGCGGCCCTCGGAAAACCCGCTGGCCATGCTGTCCACGCCGACGCTGGCCACGTTCAGCGTGCCGTCCACCTCGTCATAGACCAGCAGCGCGGACCAGCGCGCCACCTGCTCGATGATCGCGAAGACGGTGTCGCCCAGATTGACGTTGAACTGCTTGATGATCGTGGGCTCGACGTTGCCGAGAATCTGGGTCTGGATCTTGTACTGCGCGGCGAGGTTCGTAATGATCGAGAAGGCGTCGGCCTGGGCGATCTGCATGCCGGCCAGCTGATCCGGGTCCACGTCGCAATCCACCAGATCCTGGCATTTGGAGCGGCCGATGATGCGCACGACGTTGCCGCCCGGCCCGATGCTGGGCATACGCCGATCCACGTAGCCGGTCAGCACCAGGGTGCTCCCGATATAGACGGAGCACGGGTCGCCGGCGGTGATGTCGACGGTGTTCGGCTGCCCCGGATAGCGTTCGGTGAGCGAAATGTCGAACGTGCTGGGCATGACCTCGATGCCGCGCATGATGGACACGGATGACCAGCCGGTGATGGTCAGCCCCTTGACGAGCAGCTGCACGTCATCCGATTGCGATGTCGGCAGCAGCCCCGAGCCGCCGGCCTGCGGGTCCACGGCGCGCGCG